GGAAGAGTTTGCTGCACGACTGTTTTCTAATGCTACTTGTTGTTCTGCACTAAAATTCATATTTGCTATGTCAGAAATACGAGCAGCATTTTGAACTCTTGCTTGAAATGCTTGATCAAACTCTTGCCCTATAAACTGAGCACGTTGTTGTGCTGCTAGTATAGCAGTTTGTTGACGGTTTGACAAGTTCTGCATTTCAAATTGTGCTATTGTTTGTGCATCTGCTTGTGCAATAGGTAGTGCAGATTCCATAGCGGCTTGCACTATAGCCTGTCCTGCAATACTAGAAGCACCTAAACCTCTTTGAGCCATTTTACCTACGGCTCCTCTTATGGCACCAGCAGCCCATGCAGGTGTATTACCACCTTGAAAATCTAGCATTAGTTCAGATAACTGTTCCTGCACCATAGCTTGTTGAGATGGACTAGCTTGTGCAGCTTGTGTTTGACCTATAAATTCTAAAGCTTTTGATGCATCTGCTACACCAGAAACAATTTCTCCCTGTTGTATCTGCCTTTGTACAGGGTTTTGCATCATAGTTGCAGTGCCTTGAGCAGCCTGTAAATTACCTACTGCTGTTTGTGAAGGATCTGTAGTTGCTGCATTAACAAGACTTTGTGCAGATATTTGCCCTTGTGCTCCTGTAAATCCTTGTAGGGCAGATTGTATTCCTTGTTGAGAACCTTGTGCTTCTATAGTTTGAGCTTTTAATTGATCTGGTGCATCTATCTCTGCTGCTGTAGCTTTAGTTGCAGTATATCCTGGTTGAGTTCCTACTGATAAACCCATAGGATTAAGAGTAAAATCTGGTATTTGACCTACACCAGAACCAATAATTGTACCTTCAGCACTAGGATCAAGTTTTGCTAAGTCTGGTTGTTGAACTAATGAAGCTGGATCTGTGTAAGCTCTCATAGCTAAATCACTAGCTGCACCTTGTGTTTGACCTATATTTTCTGCTGTTTGTAATGTTACTGCCTGATTGTAGTCATTTACATCTTGTTGATACTGGACTAAATCTTGATCATATTTAGTTTTATCTTTTAAATACTGATCATATTTTGCTTTATCTTGCTCATACTGTTGATTTTTTGATTTCCATTCTTCGTAGGGTTTATTGTTTGTAGCCAACCAGTTTTTAACATCATTAGCAATAGCATCTTTATTTCCTAATGGGTATCTTTTTGTAACTGGATTATCTGTATTAGCATCACCTTTACCTACTTGATAAGCTGTACCGTATTCAAATGTTCTACCATCAGTTCTATTATAACCCCAACCATATTGAGGAGGTTTTTGTCCTATAGGTTGTGGCTCTTGTACGACAGTAGGTTCTTTAGGGGGAGTAGGTTTTTTTACTGAACCACCTGGTTGATATCCTCTTATATAACCACCTTTGTTTAATTTAGCTGTAGGTTTACCACGAGTCATTTTATTTAATGCATTAGATATTTTCCCAACACCAGAAGCTGCACCTGGATTAGATGCAAGAAAAGCTTGTATCTCATCCGATTGGTTAGAACCATTATAGTTCCAAAATTTATTTAGATAAGTTTGTGTTTGAGTTCTATCCATTATAATTACCTATTTATATTTATAAATTACCAAGGCCAATAATCCCATATGTTTAGCCAGCCCATATGATGAAGATATGCTGTAGAGCCAATAGCAGAGGCTGTAATAAGAAAGAAAATACCTGCTAGGGTTACTGCTAACTCTTGTCTTTCTATAGCCTCACGTCTTGCTTGAGCTTCTGCCTCACGTTTTTCTTGAAGAACTTCTTTGCGTATTTTTAAAAGTTCTAACCACTTACTTCTGCCATATGATTGAGTAATCCACTCTTGTAACTCAGATTCAGCTTCGGCTGCTTGACGTACCTTTGCCCAACGGTCTAGTGCAGTGGCATTAACACTTTTACTAGAAATACCTTTTTTCTGTAATTGTTTTTTGGCTTGATCTGTTGCATCAAAAAATTTACCTATGTCTTTAGATAGTGCAGCTACGCTACGCCCTGTGCTTAGACCTAACTTTATTCCTGAGAGGATCGTGATGGGGTCCATTACTACATACCATCGTCATTTAATATCATTCTATTATGTTCACGGTTCATGTACTTTAACTCTGTTTCAAGTAAAGCTATTCTTTGTTTGAGTTGATTAACAGAACTAAATGTTGCAACCATAGCACCCATTTCTTCCCATATTTCATCACTGTCTTCCCACAGTTCTAGTATGTCAGACTTACTTTCTTGTACATCACGTTTAAGATTTACTGTATCTTCTACAGCCATACGACTAGCAAACTGTGCTACATTTTCTTCTAGTGATGATATAGTAGCTGCTTGTTGGGATACCCACCAAACACCACCTGCAAGCTGTACAGCCATTGCCATAACTAGAGCTATGGGAAGTTTCATGTTTTCCATTTGTAACCTATAAAGTTATGCAGCTTTATCTTCGTCTACAATCTTTGCTTCTACAGATTGTGCAAGCATACTAGCAAAAGCTTCACGTCCAACACTGAGTTGGTCTACGTTAAATCTAGCACTAGATAGCTTACGATCTAAGTCTGCTACGTGATTAAACAATACTTTTTGTTCATCAGTTAAATCTTCAAGAAAGTATTCTTTTTTATTTATAGTCATAGGTGTTTTTTTATTTTTTACCATTGCTATTTTCCTTTCATTTACAATAGTTAAATTAGCTTCCAGTAAAAGAATTAGCTGCACTTATAGCTTTATCTATTTCTGTAAAACTTTCACTTCCCCAATCACCTAGTGCTTTCATATGAACTAGGTAACCGTTGCTACGAGCTACACGCTCTTTCTTTTCGTCATGCGTCATATCATGTCCGAAATCAGCAGGTATTGTGTTACCGTCAGAATCTTCTTTGCTACCATCACTTGCATCACTGCCTTTAGCGTGGGTAGCAATAATACTATTAATTACTGACACACTACCAAGCATTGCAGCATGGTCTTGTGCTATTTGATCTGCATCTCTTGCCATTATACTTACCCTTCTAGTTTTGCAATGTTGATATTGCCTGAAATTGATATACGTTCCCCATCATTATTATAAAAAGGAAACACTTGATGAAGCATAGTCGATGGAAACATAACCATGTAACCCTCTGCTTCTTTTTCCATGTTATAGGCAAAAGTTGATACTCTGCCCAACGTATTCGTGTAGCTAAATGCAAAGTTAGATATGTGGTTATCTGCATTTGAGTTAGCACAAATAGGAAGTTTCTTTTGCTCGGCATAGGATGTAGGTATCTGCATCCATATTACAAAACTATACACGCCACTGTGGTCATGCGGTGGATTAAACTCATGTTGCCTTTGGAAGTTTACCCATAGGCTTTCTAAGTTCCAACCCTCACCCTCACGCATAGTTTCACGCCAAGGTGGTCCATAAGCTTCAATGTGGTTTTGTATAAACGAAGGTAGTAACTCATCAACAAACTCTTTGAGCAAAGGTGAGTTACTGTCTAACCTGATAGACTTACTAATGTTACCTGCGAGTTCAGGCTTCATGTCCTCTGGTTGTTCTCTTGCCTCGTTTACAACTTTCCATATGTTGTCCACAACGTCTTCTGGAAGTTGCCCCTCGATAACCCCTACGTTAGGAAAGTTTCTTTGTATTAAGTCCATGCTTATCCTTCTAGGGTTGCTACTCTTGAAGTGAGTGCTTCTATTAGTGCGTTCTGTTCTTGAATAGCTTTGACTAAAATTGGTACTAATTTAGCGTACCTCATTCCGTACTGTTTACCATCGCCACTTACACTTACAGTTAAATTTGTTTTATCTGCAATTTTATAATTAGAAGCTTCTTCTAATGCTTTAACATCTTGTGCTTTAAAACCTAAATCTAACCAATCTTCTTTATGAGTTCCATCAGAAGTTATGGCATCTAAATCATAATCATCTGCTGTCTTATCTCCATATTTAGAACGTTTATCCCACTTAAAGGTGTACGGTTTCATAGCTTTTACAAAGTCTAAACCTAAGTCTAATGCAGTAAAATCTGTCTTATCTCGTTCATCAGAAGCTGCCGTTATATCTACTTGAGCATTAAAAGTGGTAATGTTTTCATCACCCATATATATTTCGTTTGAACCAGTTGTGACATTACCTCCTGGACTTCCAGTAAGACCTGCATCATGACCTATGGCTATATTGTTATGACCAGAAGTTATTGCTCTTGCTGTTAAAAAACCAATCGCAGTGTTATCATATCCAGTACAAGCTGTAAGAGCTTGAACACCAACAGCAGTATTTGTACCACCACTATCCGCTGAACCCAAAGCTAGTCTTCCAACAGCAGTATTATCACTACTATCTAATGTTTCTGCTCCTGCATTAAAACCAATAAGTGTGTTATTAATTCCTGTTGTAATTTTTGTACCTGCAAATGTACCAACAGCAGTATTATAACTAATTGTATCAGTAGAAAAGTTTTGCGCTTTAAGTGCTGAGGTTCCTATTGCAACTGTTTTATCGCCTTGTGTGTCAGCAGATAGAGCTTCATGCCCCATAACAACATTCATTTCTCCTGTGGTAACTGCATCTCCTGCTAAAGAACCTACTATGACATTTTTAGGGCCTGTTGTTAGTGAATTACCCGCATCTTTACCAATAACAGTATTATTTTCACCTGTATAAGATGAACTTCCTAAAGAACCTGCACCAATCGCAGTATTATTATCTCCACAGTTACCTGCATCAAGAGCATATGCACCTACTGCTGTGTTACTAGAACCATCGTCTGTAGCTGACCCTGCAAAAGCACCAACAAAGGTATTTAAATTTCCAGTAGTTACAGCATCTCCTGCACCACTACCCATAAAAGTACAATTAAGTGCTGTTGTTAGTGATAATCCTGCTGTATAACCAACAGCAGTATTGTGACTATCTGTAGCAGTGGTAAAATTTTGACCTGCTAAAGCACCATTGCCAACTGCGACAGTTTTATTGCCTAAAGTATCAGAACCTAAAGCAGCTTGACCTAAAGCAGTATTTTCAGAGCCTGTTGTAACAACATCTCCTGCTAAACCACCAATAAAGGTATTTTGTGTACCTGTAGTAACTGCTTGACCTGCATCATATCCTACCGCTGTATTAAAAGACTCCGTAGTAGTAGAATAATTTTGATTTTGTAATGCTTGATAACCTATTGCAACTGATTTTCTACCTACGTCATCACTAGATAAAGAAGCATATCCCATAGCTACATTACGGTCACCTGTTGTTAAAGCATCTCCTGATAATCCACCTATTAGGGTATTTCTTGTGCCTGTTGTAACTGACGCACCTGCATGATGCCCAACTGCTACATTATATACATCTGTAGCTGTAGTAAAGTTTTGTGTAGCTAATGTGCCATACCCTATTGCTGTACTCCTACTACCTAAAGTATCTGCAGTTAATGCCGATAATCCTAATGCTACATTATAATCGGCATCTGTGAGTGCATCACCTGCTAGTGCACCGATAAGAGTGTTCTGTATGCCTGTTGTGATATCATTACCTGCATCGTAACCTACAGCAGTATTGTAAGAATTTGTAGCTGTTGTAAAATTTTGTGTTGTCAGTGCACCATTACCTATAGCAACATTTCTAGATCCTAAAGTATCTGAACCTAGAGCAGAAGTACCGATTGCTACGTTACGATCACCTGTTGTTAAAGCATCACCTGCAAGCCCACCGATAAAAACGCTGTTTTTACCAGTAGTAATTGAAGAACCTGCTGAGTAACCTATTGCTACATTATAAACATTATTAGCTGTAGTAAAGTTTTGTGTAGCTAATGCTTCATAACCCATAGCAACACTTCTACTACCTAAAGTATCCGCACTTAATGCTTTGTAGCCTACAGCTACATTTGAATCTGCGTCTGTAAGTGTATCACCTGCTAAACTACCGATTAAAGTATTTTGTACACCTGTTGTGACGTTTAGTCCTGCATCATTACCTATTGCAGTATTATGACTGTCTGTTGAAGTGCTAAAGTTTTGATTAGCTAGTGTTCTATAACCAACAGCAGTTGACTTACTTCCTTTAGTATCTCCTGTAAGTGACTGATAACCGATACCAACATTAAAATCAGCATCAGTTAAAGCGTCACCTGCAATACCACCAATTATTACATTACGAATACCTGTTGTAATTGATAGTCCTGCATCATAACCTACTGCAATATTGTGTGCATCTGCTCCTGCATTTTGAGTTTTTAATGTACGATAACCAATAGCTACGTTGTTTCCATCAGCATCTTCTGTTGATAAAGCTTCAAATCCTATTGCTACATTAGCAGCACCAGTAGTCAAGGCATCACCTGCAGATGAACCTATAGCTATGTTGTGATCACCTGTTGTAAGTGCAGTTAGTGCAGCATTACCTATAGCAATGTTATCTCCACCAGGACTTGAACCATCTAAACTATCTAATGCAGTTAAACCAAATGCTATATTTCTAGAACCAGTGGGAAAGTTACCGTCTAATCTAATAGTAGCATCTGTTCCTTCATCATCAAAAACTGTTAATCCATGAGTAGTAATTGAACCATCAAAAAATCCATCTTTATACATCAAAGATGATGTACCTAAGTCTACAGTATTATCTGTCTTAGGACGTAAAAGTGCTGCCGTAATAACAATATCTTGAGAAGGTCCGAGTACTTCTATCGGAGCACCTTCTGCAGATGTGCCATCATGTGTGTGACCAGAAGAAGAATTAAACGCATTTTCTACTGCGTCAAACTCACCATCTAAGTCAGAAGCATTGATAACATTACCATCAGCAATGTTATTTCCTGTATCGTTTCTAGTGTAACCTGTTCCCATAATTTTTTACCTTCTTGTATTTGTTCCGTAATCTAATGTGATAGCATCTAAAGAAAATGGTGGATCAGTGCTATCAGATGTGAACTGTAAAGATACGACAAAACCTGATCCTATTACTTGTGATTCAAAAAGTGTTTTTAATTTACTTCCATAAGTATCTGTACCAAAAATTGAATTTCCATAAAATGATGCAGCAGAAGTTGCATTACTTAAACTAATTTGTTGTGGTTGTATACTTCCTTCATTATCAAAATCTAATTTTAAATTTGAGTTTAATGCAACACTTCCTTTTGCATCAGTATATACATTCATTTTATAAAATGTTTTTCTAATTCTTGGATCACTAATTGGTAAAAATGGAGTAGAAAAATCAGTTTGAATATTTGATCCATCAAAACTATTACCATCTTCCATTTTATATAAGTAGCC